AGTTAAGGCGGAAGCTCTTTCGTTAAACTCTCTTATCTTTTGTTGATTTCCATTTACTGATATATTATATGACATAGATGAATTACTCGAGCCCATTCCGACTGAAGGAATATTTGGAGACCTAATTGGATATTCCTCATATGCTGAACCGCCAGGAAGAAGAGGTGGACCTTGAATATCTTCCTGTGTCCTATCGGTGAAAGACTCATATAGGAAACTTCCAGCAACTAGAGCCCCTATACCGACAGCGGTTTTTCTTATTAGTTTATTTCTGAAAAGTTCCCTAAAATCTCCGTCATCTAACTTATCCATAAACCTTCTATAATTAGAAGATACCCTTGATGCCTCAGAAACACCCTCAGCTGCATCATCTATACCTCTTCTAACTCTACTTCTGGCAGAAGTTGAACCAGTATTTGGATCTGATACAGCCTCCGGGAAAAAGCTTAAATCTTTAGATTCTGCTTCAACTAAAGCCTGGGAAGCTCTTAGGGCATTTGCCACAAACCTGGCATCTGCGCTAGCATTTGGATCGTCAATATATGCCCTTAATTGCTCAAATGCTTCTTCCCCATATCTTTTCAAAAGCTTATTAAGCTGGCCCACCCTAGATTGCTGAGCGGGTGTTGGATCGGTACTCCTCTGTTTCAGCCTCTTTAGTGTACCTGCACTCCTAAAATCATCATAATCTCTCAACATTTGCTTTATATACTCGGTTACGTCTTCGTCTTCCAAAGATTCCAAGGCTGACATTGCTTGATCTTGAGTTAGAACCCTAAATCCTAAAGGATAATCAGATGGCTTTTTACCTACCGGAAGAAGTGGGGCTCCAGATATCTGTGATTCTCCAAGAACTTCGCGAGCATCGAAGCTCTTATACTGAACTGCTCTACCAATCATCTCACTTAAGATAGATGTATCTGCTGATTGTGCTGCGACTGTTAACTGTCTTAATCTTCTAGCGTCTCCGAGCTTAGTTATCAATTCGGTAATGCGATCTTGATCATCCGTTAAAACAGTTGCAATATCAAGTATATCTATACCTGCAGCAAAGCCTGATCTATCTAGTTCATTTGCTAGATCTAGAAGATTTACGCCATGCTGGTCAATTGCATAAGCTATAGAGTGGTACAAGCTTTCCGCAACACCGAGTTTAGAAGTTTCTCTTGCTATGGCATCTATTTGGTCTTCCATTACTCCGCCAACAGAACTTCTTACTCTGTCTAACATTTTTTTATGATCATCTATTATTTGTTGAGCTATTCTTTCAGTCTTTGCATCAGAGGAAACGTAATTCAAAGATATGTCAGTCATGGCGTTTCTTGAACTAGAGAACTGCCTAGACATTGACTCTGCGAGCCTCCTGCTTCTATATGTTGTAGCATACTTGCCCTCTCTGAGGCCAAACCTTTCAACAAACATCTGCCTTTGCATTTGGGCTATATTAGCATTGGGGTCCGATGATCTTAAGTTTAAGATTTCCTCTAAATCAGATATTACACTTCTAGTCCTTTCTACACTTGCAATTCTTTCATCGTCAGCAGATGCCTCAAACGTCTGAACAAAATCCTGAGCTCCGGCTAGCATATTCTCCATTAAACTCCTCATATCAGAATCGCTTAATCTTGAACTTCCACCCTTTACGGACTTCATTATCAGTCCAGCATCAAAGCCAATTCTCTGATCACCAACTCCAGATATAGCTCCAATTAATCTGCCCACCTGGGCTACCATTAACTCCCCTCGTTGATCTGAGCCAAGCCCTTTAAGGGCTTCACTTCCTGGAGTTCCTGCTGCCAATTGTTCAAGTATATTATTAATACTAATAACCGCACCGCCCTGACTTGCGGCAGATCCAACAGCATTGCCTATCTCTGACAGGGTCCTACCCATCTGAATCGCCGCGTCAATTGCCCCCTCCTGTCCCGCGTATAAAATTCTATATTTTGGAGTATCAAAATAGCTTAAAAGGTCAGCATTTGATTTTACAGTTCCTACTAAATCCTCAATCTGATTAAGAGCATTGCCGGCTATCATTGATCTATTGACATATCTACCAAGAATTTCTCCAGACTTTTCTGAATCAAGAAGTGTCTGTACTTTAAATGCGTCATCCATAGCTATTTCCATCATGGTTTTGGCTGAATCAGAGGCACTTTCATACCTCGTATCTATCTCCCTCTGAAGCTCCATGAATATTTGATCAGGACTAATCTGAGCTGATCTCCTAGACTCCACAAAAGAAGAAAGACTTGAGTATATAGATCTCAGCTCATCATCTTGGTCTAACCTAGAAAGAGACTGCAGTATTGGATCTGTCATATCTCCAGCTCCAGCGTTAAATAACTCTCGCCTAACAAAAAATGATGCGAACTCTGGATCATTCCTATTCAATGCACTAACCTGTAGTGTAGATCCGCCTCTAGCAATTAAATCCATGGTTTCCCGACCCAGAGTTGGACCCCCATATAACCTTGCTAAAATATTTTCTATATGCTCACCAACAGTGCCCTCAGTATTTAAAGCTCCCAGCATCTGGGATCTTGTTCTACTTATTTGATTTTGAGTTTTTCTTTGAGTCGATTCAAGTATTCTTGAAATATTTTCATTTTGATAAAATTCACCAGTTACAGAATTTCTTCTTAAAAAGAACAAGTTTTCTATAGCTTCGAATATTTGATTAGCTTCATCCTGAGTATACGATAATGATCCGCCTGATAACTGCTGAAGTCTCGTTATTCTATCTTGACCTTGAAGATTCATCATTTCAACAATTTGATTCATGATGTCTTTTCTATTACCAAAAATAGAATTTACAGAATGCGAATCTAGAATAGACTTTCCAAACATTACTTCTTCTATACCGCTAGGCTGTCTAGATATTAGAAAGCCAAAAGATTTCATGCCATTGGACTTTTCATAGGAGGAATAGTGAAGTAGCGACTTATCGTCAAGGTCAAAGCCACCAAGGACATGATGAAGTTTTTGAACATCTTCCGCTGCAAAGAGCATCCCATGACCTTTAAGTCTGAAGTTTACGACTTCACCAGATTGTCCGTTTGAAAGCTCAATTCTAGATCTTGTTGAAAGTCTACCCTCCCCACCCATAACAGCTTCCCCTCCAGTTGTCCATATATCTGAGGCGACTTCTGATAATGCTGAAAATCTATACGAGCCAGGAAGAGCAATTTGTAACTCACCATCGTTAACTCTAAACGCATTAGTTTGCATGTAATTATGAACAAAGTTAACAAGCTGAGGAGCACTTCTCACATCTATACCACTCTGATACATCTCTAGTAACCTTTTTGCGTACTCTTTATTTCTCCTTGCTGAATCTCTTGCATAAGCTGGTAAGATATCTATTTCCTGAGATGATTCATGCTTTAGGGCATCTATAAGCTGAGGGCTTAACATTCCAGTTTGATCAAATGTATTCACCTGCGCTTGAAGCTCCCTAAATCTATCCATTACAAATTGTTCAGAACCTGGCGATTCTAAGTATGGACCAAGAAATGCACTAGTAACTTCATCTAAATAGACTATTCCACGAGATCTACCTAGTCCACTTATATTTAAACCTGGAACATCACCCGTAAAAGATGATTCAGGCTTAAGATCTGCAGTTGAAACGACAGCAACATAGCCCCTTCTTCTTAGTTCTTCGTCAAGATTAGAGGCTATAGTAGAAGATTTTACTTGATAAGTTTTACCATCATAACTTATACCTGCTCTAATAGTGTGCTGCTCAGGATTTGCTTCAAGTGCGTAGCCTATTGATGTCTTTTGATTCTTTAGGTCTCTTATTCTTTTCTGTACTTCTATTTTTTCTGAGGCACTAAGTGTGCCACTATTTATCCTAGCTTCAAGATCTGCTATTTCATTACTAATGGCTTGATCTATTCTGCCATAGAAAGATCTATCCCAAACAGAAAAACCATCAAACGCTTTAGTATTTCTATCAAAAATACCTTCAACATAACCTATTAATCTATCTCTTTGTTCTTCATTCCTAGAGTATTTTGAATTTATGTTTTCTATCATTTTTTGTTTTAGCTTTTCCCCAGTTATCATACTCTGATTCGACTGCATGTCGTCAATCAAATCCTGGAAAGAAGATTCAACTATTTTTGTAAACTTGCTTAAACCACCATACTGTCTTTTCCTTTGAAACAATAATGGATCGTCATTTACCTCTTTAAGGAAGTCATCAAAAAACATTCCGACCCCCTTACTTTGTTGCTGAGAGCCGGCAAACCTTTCAAAAATTCCACCAACAAAATCCTCTATCACACCAGCCTGGATAAGCTGTTCTTCGAATCCAAATCTTCTAGCAAATAAATATAAATTTTCATCAAAAACAAAAATAGATGAATTAAGAAGTTGGCCAGGCGCAACAGCTCCACCTCTACCTCCGCCATACCCCCCCTGCCTAAGAATATTGTCTAACATCATTCCCGATAAGGAAACATCTCTTGGAGACTGTACGCCTCTAATTCTCTTTGGAACCTTAGCTAGTGCCTTAAGAAGTTTACCCTCTCTAAGTGCTCCCCCTTCACCAAATACTGTTTCTGCTGTTAGTGTTCCATGTCCAGCTAGTCTGAATAAGGCTTCGATTTGAATCTGATTTAACTTAGTCCCACCAGCTGTTTCTAATTGAACTAGACGCGCGCCTTCATCGTCAAAGATAGCAGAACCAGAAATCTCACCCTGTCTCAGCATCTCTGCTATACCAGAGGGATTAGCCCCTTGAGCCCTCTGGGTTTCACTAACCCTAAAGGTAACAAGAGATGACTTAAATCTTCCATTCATTATGTCATTTAGGTCATCCTGCGATATTCCTGTAGCTCTAAGTATTCTCTGCTCCTCGCTACCAAAAGTTCTAGACTTTCTATCTATTGCGCCCATTATTTCAGATAAATATGCTAACCTGTCACCATGTCGAGCTTCTTTTCCTAGCTCGAAAAACTCAGTAAGAAATAGCGCATCTGATCTTTGCCTTGCTTGCTCGAGGGAGGGTAATATTTCTCCAGTTGCATTAACCCTGAATTGAAATCTGCCATCAGGAGAATCAACTATTGATATAAGGTTTCCTTGACCATATCTAGTTTTAGACAATACAGACTCAGCGCCGACGCGAGCACGGCTAGCTATATTCATGAACATGTTTAAAAAATATTCGTAATCTAGACTCTCAGCCATCATCCTACTCCAGCAGAAATATTAAAACTATCATTTGTGAATGGGCTATAGTTTCCCCTGACAGAACCAGAAAGCCCCATGGAAGACATTAAACTTCTTAACTTATATAAAACATCTTGTCGATCTTCACCTGAATTATAGTCAGGATAAGACATATTAGCTAAGTTAGCCTGACGTATCTGTTGAGGATAGTAACCCATTTGAGAGAGTTCAAGACCCATATGTTGACCTATTTTAATTTTTGTATGATCACTACTAGCTGCAGCTGACCACCCCTCCCAATTCTCATCCGGTAATTCATGCCTAGAGAAATATTCAACAAGATCTGGCTTCTCTTCAACCCTCATACCCCAGGCAGCTTGGTAGAACCTTCTTTCCAGTCTGCCAGATGTAGATAGAATTTTTTCTCTTTCTCCCTGATCCTGAGTTTCTATCATAGCTTTAAAATGCTCTCTTTTTCTTTTAGGTATTGCAAAAGCTAGCTGTTCTGGATCTCCGCTCTCAATATCTGCTCCGTACATAGTTCTTTTTGCAGCTTGTCGGAAATTAAAAGCTGATTTATAATCTCCTGCTGCCTGAGCTTCGGACGCAAGCTTTGTACTTCTGACGTATTCCAATATGTCGCCATATTCTTCTAGTGCTAATTCTTTTTTTCTTTCCAGGGGAATAAATCTATCACCAGTAACTGCCTCATAGGCGTTACCAAAAACTGAAGAAGTTAAACCAGCTGTAGCTCCAACTGCAGTACCAAAAAGTCTAGCCTTAGGTGTTCTGCCAAATAGGGCACCAACTGCACCAAGTCCTATAGTAGCTGTCAAAGGATTATCTTGTGTAGCCTTATTGAGCATTGGTTCGATATAACTCTCGTAAGGCCTTTGCCACTGAGGGAAAGTCGATCCGTATACGTTATTTCTTTCCCAGTCTTCTATTGCGGTTTTCTTGCCAAAAGTTTTATTGATAAGAAAATTATCCGTATGAGCTATGGATTCACCTATTCTACCAACTGTATGTGCTGCCCTGGATATTCCTAGATCTTCAGCGCTATAGTTCTTGTAGACATAATCAGAAAAATCAAATTTAGTTGTGACATCTTCTTGTTGCCTTCTTATTTCTTCTATTTTTTCTCTCTCGGCAACGGATAAATCCATTCTGTCAACCATTTTATTTAATTGTCTAAACTGTTTTGAATAGGGAGCTACATCGGCTAAAATATCTAATTGATTCACGGGACCATATGAACCACCATATAGGGTATTAAATCTCTCATACCCTACGCCAGGAAGTCTGACTTCACCCTGCTGAACTTTTGTAAATGGATCACCAGTCGTAAAATCTGTATAGTATTCTGGACCAGGAAGGAATGGATATTGTTGTCCCATTGTATTCTTAATTGGATTTAAATAATCTATGTTTGTTCTTTCCTTAGGTATGAATCTTCTAACTATTTCAGAAAATTCCAAGTTACCAACGTCAGCTCCGCCAATAGGAATATCACCAAGACCTCCAAGATTTAAATCCCAAAATGACCTTGTAGAACCATATGCCCTTGACGCAGGTTGTAGTACAGATCGTTGAGGCTCAAAATCCCCCTGACCAAAACCGAGTGACTGCCTAAGACTAGAGAAAGCGAAACCATATATACCTGCCATTTCCTGGAGCCTGTAACCTATATCACCAGTCTGATATGTAATATTAGAAGGCGACAGTGGTTCACCAGAAGGAACTATATTAGGAACCATAACTCCCGTAGCCTTAGGTGCACTAAACATTACGGGAGCAGAATACCCATACTGTGACATCTGCTGATTTTGGTTACCAATCGAGGATCTCACGCTTGTACTAGCTGTACTGAGTACGCCAGCTTGAGAGGCCATTGCTTGATTATAATTTCCTATCTGAGAAGAAGCTGACCCAGAATACAGTCCTGCGCCCACTAAAGATGAATTACCTACTTGATTAGATATAAGACCAGATATTCCACCATACGCAGCAGTATTAAAAGCTCCAAATTCACCAGCTGGCGCATACTGAGCAAGACCTGCCTGCAGCTCCTCTTCATGCATCATTGCACGAGGTTTGAGAACTCTACCTACTGTCGCATTTAGGATGGGTGTTAGAGGGCCAAATGGACCCGTAAAATAGTCACCAGATACAGGATAAGGTCTATCGTTATAGTGCTTTCTTTCAAATCTATATGGATCCAAAGGTCTTAAGGGTGATATATCGTTATAGAATAAGAACTTCTCCATCGGACTACCGTATGTGTCGGAAGTGAAACTTGGAGCTTCTTTCAGCATTCTATAGTATGATGGGCGATAATACATGGTATTACCTCCCATAAATGGTGTATTGCCGAGTGGCCAAAATCTACCCTTCCTAATCGGAACTTCACCTTCTAGTAATTGCTCCCTCTTTTCGGTGTAGGACATCCCGCCAGGCATTAAGCCAGCCATAAGTGAGTGAATTTCTGCTGCTGTTCGCGCAGCTGCAGTAGTAACCATAGGGGTGTAAACCCTTTCACCCCTGTCGTCTCTCTCATTATATATGTATCCACCCAATATTCTATCAGCAGTCAATGCCGTAACACCCGCTGCATACAGGGGTAAAACTCTACTTCCAACCATTCCTCTAGTAAAAAGATCTAATGGACCAGAAAAGGCCGAAACATCTAATTGAAGACCTATAGAACCAAAATACCTATTTAATCTTTCCACACCCTGAGACATCGGAATACTTCCACCAGAAAAATACTCAGGATCTGAATAGGTAGTAAACCCTGCTGCATTAAGCGTAGCCCTCATTGGGTTTCTAGCAAAGACCGTGCCAAAAGTTGGAACGAGAGTAGACCTCTGACCGGATCCAAGTGGATCTGTAGCAAGTTCGTCTATTTGATAAGGAGCAACTCCGAAATTTTTCTTAAGAGGAGAAAGTATGGGAGATAGTTTTCTTCTAACAGATGTTGATATTTGACTAATTGAACCATCTATATATGGATCAAGGAGATTTGACATGCTTGCAGTTTGATTATCCTGCAGAGCACTAGTCATCTCATACATTTTTCTCCTGCTATCAGCAGATCTTGATGAACCAGGAGAATATGTCCTAAAAGCTGTTGAGTTAAACCATGAAGCAAGTGTTGAGGCTCTCGCTTCCGCTAATTGAGACGGACTAATTTTCCCACTACTAGCCATTTCTGTTAAAGCTTGTTCTATCTTTATGTAGGCTTCTATTGGAGGCCTTCCGGCGAGTGATGGGTTTACCTGGGTTATGTATCTAAATATTTCATCATTTAGTTCATCAAATTTAGTAGATATTGTAGGCGATCTCTCGGCTAATCTAGAGGTAGCCATCAAATCACCCTCACCCAAGATATTCCTAAGTCTACTAATAGCCCTATCTATAAAAGCTGGATCTTGATTTTGTCTTCTTATTTCAGATCTAACCCTAGGTGCATCATTTATTATTTGATAAGCAAAGTCTCTTAATTCCTCTGGTGTTCTAAATTCTGCTGGACTCCTACCAAAATATGTGAAAAGATCCCGGGTTGTTGGATCCTGTGCTAACTCCATCTGAACACTTCTAGGCATCCCGGTGCCAAAAGTTGATCTACCAAATCTTTCAAAGGCTCCTAATATCTTTGATTCAGTTATTTCTTGAATTTGAGCACCAGATTCATCTACCATCTGCATTGATCTAACTTGGCCATTTTCAACAACAGTGTTTAATCTTGCGTTTACCTTTCTTCTACCAACTTTCATCTCAACGGAATCACCCCTGAGAAGTGAAGCCATTACATTTGGATTTTCGAGATCGCCTTTTCTGCCCCTAAACCTTGAAGCTAGATTGAATAAAGAATTAGGTTGCTCATCATCAACCCTGAAAAATCTTCTTAACTTAGAAAATCTTTTACCCTCACCAATTGTCTCAGTTCCAGACTCGTCAGCACCATACCTCGAATGACGTGACCATAGTTCTGAGCTTTGAGTTGGTACTGACCTGTATAAACCCTTTAACTCTGTCGCATATGTTTCATTTGCTATGCTATCGTTTTTAAATCCATACACCTTACCCTTAGTGCCCTTACCTTTAACCCACATATAGAAATCAGATCTTGTTTGTGGATTATTTGCTTCTGGCAAATACGGCTGAACACTTGAAGAAGAAATGTATTGTATTGGTGATCTTGATCTCATTTGATCAATTGATCTATAACCGAAAAGATCTGCCGGATTAAAATTAAGTATAGGTATCTTAAACTCGCTGGCGAAGAAGTCCATTGCTCTACCCATGCCAGCTTTTATACTGGTAAAATCTAAAACTTGACCACTTCTATTTGTATATACACCATCAAGCTTAGTCCTACCAATACTATAAGAAATTGGGTCATTCATTTTCATTGTATTTACAATGCCGTATAACGTACCCCTATCTTCATCTCTCATGTAATCAAACATTCCTCTAGATCTAGCCTCATCAACCGACATCTGCTTGAATCCAAAAATGTTAAAACCGTCACGAGAGCCAATACCTGAGGTCATTTTCTTAGACCTAACTAAGAAAGACCTCAATTGAACAAAATTAGTTGGGTCAAAGCCTCTTTCGCCCAGCATCCTGTCTATTGTCGCGGAAGACAATCTTTCTCCAGAATCATCGACTATTCTTAGTCCAAGTGTCTCAGCGGACTTTCTTTTAAGATAATCCATTTGTGAACCAGATATGTTTCCGTCAGCATCTCTTGCGAAATCATAGAAGGATGCTTTTCTGGGACTTAGAATACCGCTTGCAGCTTTGGGCAGGATTTTGTCATAGAATGTTTGCCACTCCCTCTCGGCGTTTTGCTTTAATGTAGATTGAAAGTTTAAGCTAAAGAAAGTATTTCTAGCTGATCCTATTTGATCATTTAGAACCCTTGCTGCTACATCTTCTCCACCAAGGGATGATACAAAACTTGAAAAATCATCTTTTGTAGTTATTGTTTTATATCTATTTAATATTTGGTTGAAGAAATCAGTAGAATCATCATTATCATGAATGTTTCTCTTACCTATATTTACCAACTTAGTTGGATTAAGATCTTTGGATGGGATTTCTATTTCTAGTTGATTTACGAATCTTCTTGCCTGCTTTTCATCAACACCTTTTCTTACAAGATTCGATATTATAGTGTCAGAGAAAGCACTTCTCTGTCTTTCCCTATAAAACTCTCCCTTAGTAAAGGAATCTGATTCAGGACCACCTCTACCCATCCTAGATACTGTACTAGCTATTTGGGTAATCCTGGAATTCTTACCCATCTGAACCCTTCTAACAGCAGAAAGAAGTTCATCCTCACTATTGAAGAAGCCGCTATTCATACCTCTGGCTAAAGCTCTATTAAATGCTAGAGCTCCACCCATAGCATCTTGGGCCAACCCTAATGTTTTATACTCTTTGCGGCCAGCAGAAAAACCTTTTCTTAAAGTTTCTACTGTAGGAATTAGATCTAGAAAAGAAGTTTTATCCGGATCACCGGCATCTCTTAACCTAGATCCTCTAGGTCCAAATAGCGTATCAAAAGTTACTCTTCTCAATTCCTGTTTGGATGCACCCGCAGCTGCTGCGTCTCTTCTGGCATTTTCGACTCCATGTCGCAAGTCCCTGAATGTTTGAACTGGTCCCTTTATATTTCTAAATTGCTCTGTAGCTGCGGATAGTGCTCCAGATGATTTAGCTGATGTTCTCAAAAACTTATCAACAATATTGGTTACATCGTGGCCGACTTCTGATAAAAGCCCATCAAGTTCAACAAATGCCCTGTGTATTTTTGGCTTAAAGTTACCTTGTATAGCCTCTAAATTGTATTGAGAGTGCCTAAGTGTTTGTAAGGAACTTTGTGCACTCCTAGATGCTGCCCCCGCAAACTCAAATGGTAAAACCATGGTTGCTATATTTTTGGCGGACTCAGTAACAAAGTCTGCCACTACGTCAGCCGGATTATACCATTTTACCTTTTTTTCTTCCTGATCTCTCTCGCCAAACAGCGGCTGAACTATGGTCTTATCCGCGGCATATAGGGCGGGTAATTCGTATGGAAGCCTTCTTCCAGCTCTTACTAATCTTTGTTGAAGCTCATCTCTAAATGCCCAGTCAACTTCAGCTCCATACCCAGCCAATCTTTCATCTGCGCTAAAACCATAGCCTGCTGCGGATTCACCTCTTCTATACCCGGTTGTTAACTGACCATCTAACTCATAAACCATCCTAGAGTAACCGTCGTCAATAATGTTACCGTCGGCATCTTCTATGTACCTTGTAAAGCCTTCAAGCTCATCAAGGTGGCGTCTTATTGATGTAACACTTTCAACTATAGATGTAGCAAAAACATTTCCAGAATCTGCCCTGTCCTGAGCAAATTTCGCTAGCTTTAGTCCACCCTTTTTTGTCATTCCTGTCAGAACAGAAGAAACAGCCAGTGTTGTGGCAGTAGCTGCTATAAACTTCATCATGGGGTGACCATCTAAAGCCCTAGATATATATCCAGAGTTAGGAGCTGTACCCTCTTGTTCCCCCTCGTTAACTGGAATGTCACGAGACGTTACACCAAAACCTATATTATGTATAGGACCTGGATCTCGCATCATATTAAATCCCCTATCTCATGCCCCACAATTTTTGAGCAATGGGATCACCCATTCCTGCTGCTCCCTGAGGTTTAGCCTTGTCATGCTTTTCAATTTTTTCTTTAATCTTATTTTGCTCTTCTTCAGGATCTATTAATTCAAGAGATATTCCAGAGTATTGAACACCATTCATAGCCTGTCTTATTTCTATAATTTTTTCAGACAGAGCAACGTGTTGCGCTAACTCCGAAAAAGTCATGTCCTCAAGATCTTCAGGAGTATATGATGTAATAGTAGCTAAGACAAAGGCTTTCATTAAATTTTTAACTTCGTTAGATTCTATTCTCTTTTCATCTAAAATAGACTTAGCTATTTTAGGACTAAAAAATCCAGATAAATCTAATATTTCCTGAGCCAGTATAGAAACTGTACCAGCTGGTATTCTTGATAGATCAAAATTCTCTGGCTCAACGACTGCGCATGATATTATCAAGTCTTCTATATCTGCTGACGATAAATTTTCGTATTCTTGATGATAAATAATGGTATTATATTCTTTGAATGTTAGCTCTCTAAATATAAAATTAATATTTTTTATATTTACGCTATAAAGTTTACCGTATTTATTTTTAAGATCGAATATTTTACTAGCATCTAACATAGATCACAGTTGTCTAACCTCAAGGGCAACGAAACCAGATGCTTCGAGAACCTCCTGAGCAATGAGAGAGGGTACACCGGCCATCAATCCTGACACATCTCCATTCTCAATAGTTGGATACAGTATACATGTCTTAGCTACTACTTCTTCATTCCACATATTTGCCTCTGCCGAAGTGAGTTTGCCAGATTCTACTAATTGCTCCATCTTTTTAACTATCTGCTTATATTCCATTCTGTTAAGAACTCTCCATATGATATGATGATCATAAGAAACTGAAGTAACATAAACTTCGCCATACTGCTGCTTCCACTCTTTAACCATACCTGCAGTAGGACCGTTGTCCCATAAGGTTTCTGAGTCATCCAAATCTTCTACCATTACAGGGTCATCATTCGAGCCTGGATCAAGATTAATATCAATAATTTCTTCATCGGAACTAGAATCTGGAATATAGATGTCTTCTATTTCGACATCTATACCTTGCTCATTCAAATTATCAAACTCAAACATATCTGAAGAACCTTCTGTTACAATAACTCTTTTATCATTAGACATAAAAACTCCTTTAAAATTAAAATTATATCACATTAAATAAAATATCTCAAATTAATAAACCGGAGGCATGTTATACACAGTAGATACGGGATCTATTGATGCCCCAAATTCGTCAAGTCTATAATCATATTCTGATAAATTAAGAGTAGGTATTCTCTTAACAAAAGAAAGATCAACTTGAGAGAAATAAAAATCTCTTGCCATAAACTGATATGTTTCCAAAACTGGCTGACCGCCAGCAGAGTAGGCTGTTCCCATTGTCATTAAATTAACTTGCTGCAGGACAATTTTCATAGGTCTTGAAACATCATCAATTCTTACATTTCTCTGATTAACATCTGATATATTTATTCTATCTAAATCATCTGATATATTTTTGGTTTCACCCTGCAAAAGGAATCTTGAACTAAGAGCTGTCTCTTCTGCTCCATATAGAATTATAAAATTAAAAGGCGGGTGCGCACTGAAAATATTATTAGTATTAATTTCATTTGTAGCCGGATCAGATGTCACCCTGTCTAATTGGCTTATCGACCAGTATTTTTCTAAGTTTAATTCATCTTGAGCACTTTGTGCCTGCGATGTCATTCTGGTTACTGTGGAACTCTTAGATAAAGAAGTTCTAGATTTATCCGATTGTCTATTAACTGCTGCCTTTTCGAGAAGATTCGTCATCCTTCTTGGGTCCTTAGTGAAAACACTAAACTCTCCTGTGACTATTCTTGTGCCGTACATGATGGCATCATAGTTATAAGACCAGTACCCATATATAGGAGCCTTTTGCTGCTGAACAGAGTAAGCAAAGGTTGCTATATCTAGCTCGTCTTCTGCATCGAAGAGTCCATCAATATATATTTTTACATCTTCACCACTAAAGAAGTAATCAAAATAATTTGAAGGCCTTCTATCGTAGTCCCTTCCACCACCAGACCATTTTCTATCTATATTTTTAGAAAAAATATCAACTGGTAAATCATTTGCCATATCTGGAATACCTATCTTTATTTAAAGTCGAATCGGGGTAATGGGATCTACGTAGATAGTAGTTTGAGAAGCAAGATTGTCTTTTTGATCCTGCTGGTAAAATTGATCTTTTATATCCTGATCTACATCATCTCCAAAAATATTTAAAGATATTTGTAAATCTCTTGCTATTGATTCTGGATCAATGCCTGGATCATTAACTGATGGATTTGAATATTTAACTAAAGGCTGAATACCTCTTGCCATGTAAGTGTATGTCTGCTCAGTTATTAGATCGTCTATAGAAACAGTTTGCCCCTCATCCACTATCGTCATGCCCAGTAACTTCATTTTTGCCATGGAGCCATATTCATTTGCAAAAGTTATGACCATATCAAACGGTGGCAACATGTCTGCCAAGGGAGCAAAAAAACCATTCTGTCTACCCAGTAGATCTCTATACTCCCTTATCTTATAGAAGGCATACTCGTCAAATACTGTGAATATCATGCTCCCAGCTATAGTTCTGCCACCTTTTATAAAACTTTTTGGATTAACATGCCCAATAGTTCTTATTGGCGAATTTTCCCTATGTATAGAATATGATATAGTCTGCAACTCGCCTAGAGTTATAACTTCTCCCGTGTATCTAGAATTTCTAGGTGTAGAACCTATTGGAGGAAGTATAATAGTTGCTACAGCATCTGCACCAGAGAAAGAAACATTACTATTTATATAATCTGTAGACAACACATTGTTTTGACCTACGGGGTCATTATTAGCTACTCTATATACTTCAGTTGTCATAATCTTCCTTAAAAATATACACGGGGGCGTTAACCCCCGTGTATACTACAAGTTATCTAATTTTATTAAATCAGGGTCTGATTATATCAGTATTAAGCTGCGTAGTACGCAGACTCGAAGCTAATACATCACTAGGAATCATATCATTTATGTCTATTGTATACATTGGACCAAGTTCTCTGGCAACATATGTCATAGTTTCTTCTAAGACAATGTCGTCCATGGAGGCACCCGAGCCCTCATTTAGTAATTCAACACCATAAATAGATCTGACTGCTGCCTGACCATATTCATTAGCAAATGTTATAGTAATATCAAATGGGGGTATTTGATCTGCGTAGTAGGGAACCTTTGACACAACACTTGTATTATCGTCCTCTACATTAGCGATTCCTCTGCTTTTGTAAGCTGTATCTCCTGGTAATGCGTTATGAGCTCTAGTGTAGAACTGATGGGCATTTGGATCTTTTGTTATATTCTTATCCAACATAGTATAGAGAGCTGGTCTGTCAAATACTGTGAAAATAAGTGATCCAGCTATACCTCTCTTGCCTCTTGAAAAGGATCTGGGGTTAGGCGAACCCATTGTATATATAGGAGCCTTTTCCCTGGTAACAGAGAAGGTTATGCCAGAAAGAGCCCCTATTTCTACGCCACCAAAGCTGGCAACGATGTCTGCCCCAGAAAAGGTAGTGTATGTATTCAGATACTTATCAATATCTGGATTAGATGTAGTGTTATTTGTAGCCATTATTTACCCTCCAACGGTAATTTATTATAATGATATTGAAACCTGGATTTCGATATTCTTCAATTCGAATGCAGGTGTTAAAACGAGGTCAACTATCGCCTTATTTTGATTTGCAATGTAGGTAACAGAGAAATCACTTGAAAGAACGGCACCTAAAAGTTGCATACCTCTTAACGCAGATGAAATAGCTGTCTCCATTGCGTTTCTTGTTTGAAGATTTGAAGGTTGCCCAACGAACTTCTCACATTGCTGTCTAACCAAGCGCGCTGCCTCATCTATAATTCTCTTAGTTGATAATCTTGTATAATCTGATGTTGACTGAGCGAATGTAAGACTTTCGCCATATACAGCAGCGCTGTTGAAGTTAATCATTACAGTATTTACACCCTTGTCAGATAGATTTGTTCTCTGAGTTCTGGTTGGGGAATATCTCAAAGACTGCACATTATACACAGGCTGATTAACTAATGATGTTGTAGATTGCATTCTAGTTATAGCAGCTGCTACATGAGCAGCACCGTTTGAATAACCAAAATCAAAACCACCAGAATTAAAGTTGACTGGCTTAATTTCAGCTGCAATCACAACTACATATGGACCGACTTCCTTAAAGAGGTCTGAACTATCTCTGTCTACAAGATTCGTTAATGAAAGATGAGACGAAACTTGAGCTGGTGTCATGTTCTCTGCTGGATTTGTCACATATGGCTTAACACCAAGAACTGCAATACATGGGAATGTGTCTTCGGAAATTCTCTTAGCCTGTGCCCCAATCTTATACGCAAAGCTCTGTGCAGCGGTTGCACTATTATCAGCATAGAAGCCGAAACCAGGCTCATCACCTGAAGGTGTTGCCGCAGATAGATTGGGATCATCATAGTCTACAGGGTGAGCACCTCTACCCCAGGCTAGAATTGAACTTGGTCTTGTTGATTCAGCGGCATCAAATGCTGCATCCATAAGCTCATCTGCTGAACCACCGAAACTTGCGCTTGTTATAGTGCCAGATGAATAATCGAAAACAGTATCACTTGGAAGTGGTACTAAGAAGACTCTTTCTGCTCCAGCTAAAACTAATTCAAGAAAAGCCTTGTGAAGATCTGATCCTTCGCCAAATGCTGCTATTACATCAGCCTCATTTGTAGCCCTGAAAGCTGATAGATCTGCTGCACCTTCTGTACCATCGGCTGTTGAACGCTTAGCGACAGCGACAACTCTTGGACCTGGTGTTGCAGATGATCTTGCAATCGTGTAAAAACGATCTCTTATTGTTGTTGTTACTCCTGGTATAGCCATGTTCTCTTAAGACCTCCAACTATGGATAATGAAATCTTTCAATATAGTAACAATAAACTTATAAAAACAAACGTAGAGGCTATCTAAACAAAAAAATATATATAAGATTAATCTTGACTAGGAGTCGCAGTTTGATATAGATCGGTTATTGTAAGATCTATATCTCCAACACTAGGAGTAGCCTGCTCATAATCCCTTGGGTCACCAGCAAGCCAGGTCCTGGCATCGATGGCTATCTTCTCGAGTACGCCATGAGGAGCTGCAAAAGTCTTTTCTGTCGTCAACATGTATTGAAGACTTTTTCTTATAATATCTTGATCATTTCTAGTTATTTCTACGTCTGCCAACCTTCTTGCAAACACTAACTCCGATGCGCCTATCATTTTAAATATTGGAGTCATTTCTATCATAAAGTCTTCAAAACGATCTATAACCTGCTCAGTTATGGAGTATGCTTCTTCGGCCAAACTCCACCCTGGTGAATCATCTTCTACCAATTTTATCTTTGATAAAACATTAAAATTTATTATGCTTTGAAATTTTTGACCATATATAGTGTAGTATCTATCTTTTTTTTGTGTAAGACTTCCATCAGGTAGAAATTCCTGAGACGACTCTGAGATTAAAACATTTTGCCTCATTCTTGGCTTTGGCTCTCCGGTGTGAGCTTTTTTCTGTGCTACTCCATAAGTAATTATAACGTTATATTCATCAAGCACTCCCACAGAGCCAACAGGCGAAACAGCATCGCCTTCAACCACGGCGAATGCCTGCCTAGCGGATGCCATTGGTAGTATCGGTATACTTGGATAAACTTCTTCCCACATTTTTTTAATAACAGAAACAAATTCTAAATAAGAAAGTTTTCCATCATATACTTCCTTAATTCCATTTAAATCAAGTATTTTTCCTGGAGATTGACTAACTTCTTGATGTATAGGCTGAGGCCACATTCTTTCAGAAGTACTTTTGAACTCTCTATTTAAATACATTTTACGCCCTCGGTCCTGCTGCTACTGAGAAATTTACAGACTTTAATCCTAAAGATGAAATTAGATTTATGTTAAATATTAAACTTTTCTCCATATTGCCAATAACCTGTACATCAAAAGCGTAATCTATGACTATATTATTTTCTTTATAAAAATTCAACAAATTAACGACTTTTTCAACTACCTTATCGTAAGAAAACTTACCCACAGCATCCTCTGCAAAGACCTTAACTTCATTCACGCAGTTTGTAACTAGTCTCATTTGAGCCAACTTAGAATATACACTATCGCTTCTAGCTAAGGTGTATTCGTTTGAAAGATAAACTTCATAAGGCGCGTTTCTTTTAGACTTTGGCCCCCTATAAGCGAAGTTTATACCAACCGAATCAAGCTTCTCATACTGAGACTGATTTAGGGAAGCGCTGTTGATAGAAAGTGCTCCAGGTATTCTTTTTCTTATCATAGAAATGTTCAATGGACTGGAGGATATCATACCCGCAACAACGGGTGATAAAGAAGAGGTATAAGATGAAGCTATAGTTGAATGCTTCATGGTTACCTCACCATAAACAGGAACTATAAATCTTCCAATATCAGAAGAAATGCTTCCCAATGAATTATATGAGGTTAATTTGTTATTAAATAGATCAGATTGATAAATTAAGTCTACATCTTCCGACCTTATTCCTCCAGACCTTGTTCCGATTACACCAAGCTGAACAAATCCGGTTGAATTATGAAAATCATAACAATACTGAGCCAACTGAGTAGCAAAGTCTACGTCTCCACTTTTAAGGAAAGAAACTTCTAACGGAACAACTATATCTATAAAATCTAATTCCTTTATAGCATCATAACTAATTTGCAGTCTTTCATAGTATCTTTCATAAAAAGTTTTTCCTGATGGAGTTGAAGAATCATCTAAAAATAAAAGTTTTTGATTCCTGTCTTCGTACCTAGTTACGTATTCTGACATAGGAGCTGCAGCCATCACAACTATATCTCTAGCACCAGCTCCGTAGGCATCTAAGAAGCCCCTTAGAAGAGGAGAATCAATATCTGCACCTAGTGCGTTTATCGCATCCTGAGCTGTCCTTGCAAAAACTGGATTATTTAAAGGTATATTATCAGAATGTCCTATCAGTAAAATTGTAGATGTTGTACCTCTACCCATTGACTGATAAAGTGATTTAAAATTTGATATTGCTGAAGACGCACTAGATATATTTATTGGTTTTAGGCTTACAGGTTTATTCTTAACCTGAAACTTCGATAATAATCTTATTTCCTGAATTGGATCAGATGTTTGACATACTACGGTATAAACTCCATCTAAATAATCCTCAGAAACTGAATAGGTAAATCTATATTCCCCGCTTCCGACCCTTTCTATTAGAGCTGGTCCCGACGGCGTGGTATCTTGGTTAAGGTAAGAATATGGACCATCTATTATCTGACCATCGCCATAATCTCCGCGAACGACAGTGAAATATATATCCTTTGGAGTAGATTGCTCTAGTGGATCAAAGGAAGATCCCTGATTATAAAAAACAAATCTCATAGAGATTGAAGAGCCTGCATCGACAAGTAACATTTTATTTCTCTCTTGTAGCTCCAACTATCCAATAAACAATCTTACCCATTCTACCACGAACAGGTGTAGAAATATCAATTGTATATATAGTATAATCTCTAACTATACCCATTCCTAGATCTTCATATATTCTATCACCTTCTCTTGGAGCTACTTCAGCTTCAAAATAGTAGACCATATCATAATTCGCATTGATGCCTTCCAATCCCTCTTGTGCGGAAGTGGCATTTCTAGTTCCAGTTTGACCAACGTGGCGAGTTGTATATTTTTCTAACGTTTGAGAATAGTTACCGTTTTTCAACTTCCTTTGAATGCTTACGTCGTGACCCCATTCTCTTAAGATTTTTCTAAAATTCTTTTTAAGATCAATCATAACTTCTTATATCCCTATCTGGCATAGGGTCGTCTTTTGCTGTCTTTTTACGACCAGGACCATACAAGTCTCTATCTGACAAGTAAATAAGTTTTTTAGTATCAGGATGAACAACTTTCCCATCAGTAGTTGGATGCTTAGATGGTAAACCTTTTGGAACAAATGATGTTGGGCCAACTTTTCCGGATATCATTTCTTTTCTCAGAACTGTAGCTATCTGACACCATGTTGTTGCATTATCCCTACTTAAATTACTCCTAGGAACAGATCTATTTGTAACGCTTAAATCACCTAGTCTTATAGAGTACTCGTCATCACCACCTAGCTCATAAGTTCTTGTGAGTTCACATGCGGTTGCGGCCTGCACATATTCGATTGCTATAAAGGGAACACTGGTTCCATCTTCTGTATCTTGAAGAGATAATATTTTCTTAACTTCCTTAGAATAGTTGTGTGCTATTTCTCCTATCTCTATTATTGAAACGTCAGGAAAAAATGGTACCAATGCTTCTGGATCTAGGTAAAGAGGAGAAACTTCTCCACAAAAAGTTATTATTTCATCTTTTCCAAGTATATTACTTGACTTATATTCTACAGAAGAAGAACTGACATACAATGTCTGCTGAACAACTACATTATTACCACTTGACAACAATCCGGTAAATCTAACAGAATAAGTATCTTCTTTTGTTGGAGTGAAGTCATAATAATATTTTGATGCTGTTAATTGAGTTCCTTCTCCGTCAAAAATAACTAAGTTAGAAGAATCTTTAATCAGCACATAAACTTCTATAGGTTCTATTAAGATAGTATCGCCAGATGAATTGGTATCAGTAAATGTAACAGTTATCCTAACTGTATCATTAACATAAACTTGATTAGACATGGAATATTTAAACCTTTACACTAGACTGATGTCGAAAGTACTCTCTCCTGATGGTTGTACATAAATTGTTTCAGCTTGCAGAATTGCTTCAGCCTCTTCTTCTAGAACATTGAATGCGATATATCCACTAGCATCAGGGTCCTCAAAGGAAATTGTGGCTGATGTTGTTGTTACAACTTCTGAATCAGAAGGTAGTATTACTTTATTTATACCGACAAATATTATACTAGTATCTATCGATATAGGGCTTATTAGGAAAGCTGCTAATACTTTAGAATTTCCAAATGTATTAGATAAACCTATGGATTCAGGAGTTACAACTCTTACACCATCATAACGAAAACTTGGCTCGTTATAGCTTAAGATTTCGTTATAAATCATAATTGAAATTCCTTATCAGTAAGTGCCACCATCTATAACGAATCCGCTCAAAGTTGAACTATTTCCATAAAGACTACCCGATATGCCAACTCCGCCAGTAACAACCAGTGTACCATTAGTATAGGCAGTGGATGCAGTATTTGAATTAAAGGTAACAGTACTATTAGCAGACAAAGTCGTAAAAGCACCAGTTGATGGATCTATCGTACCTATACTTGAATTCGTTATAGTTTTATTACTTATAGTTTCCGAATTGGTAAGCGTTGCAAGTGTGCCAGTTGTGGGAAGTGTTACCGAAGTATTCCCTGTAGCTGTTATGGTTGTGGTAAATGCTCCGGAGAAAGTTAAATTACCACCAATAGTTATTGTACTTGAGCCATTATTTACCCCTGTACCGCCATAAGCTGGAGCAACTATTGTACCTTGCCATGTTCCTGAATTTATTGTTCCAACTGAAGTTAAACTAGATGAAGTAACACCGGAGCCAAGAGTTGTAGAATTAAGAACACTGGTACCGCCAATGTAATATTCTTTACCAGAGGCTAGATTCATGTGCTCAGACGACGTCCACGCATCTGTTGCATCAATCCAGTTAAATGTCTTATCTGTATCACCTTTAACTGTAATACCAGCGCCATCTGCTGCTGCATCTGTTGGTGATGCAGTGCTTGCTAACTCTATATTCTTATCATCTACTGACAAAGTTGTAGAATTAATAGTTGTTGTTGTACCATTTACAGTTAGGTCACCATTTACAACTAAATCATCGTTCACCGTAACAGTTGATGTCGATGACCCGATATTAATAGTGCCAGCTGAAACTGTACCTAGATTAATTGTTGTAGCATTAGATGTAAAAATATTACCTGTTGTGGAAGTAGTAGTTATATCTCCGCCATTTATGGCGGCGTCGCCTGTTAATGTAAGATTGACAAATTCTGGACTTGCACCGGCGTGGATATCCTGTGGCAGTGACAATGTTACAGCAGCAGTTTCAGAACCGGAACCAGTAACTGTTACCTGATTAGTTGTACCTGCTATTGTGGCAATATAATTGCCGGTTGTTTGAGTGCCAAGATTAACGTTTGATATAGAAACAGCTCCAGATGCAACTGTGAAATCACTAGAGGAAAAAGATGCAATACCCTTGTTGCTTGAAGTTGCATCTTCACCAGAAATGGTAACAGTATTATTTGTAACTACAACATCTAGACCCTCCCCTTCGGCAAATGTAAGAGTATCCGTTAAGAGGTTCACAGTATCAGTGTTTGCACTACTGTCTGTTATCGACAGTGCTGTAGCTACAGAAGCTGTTCCAGCTGCAGTTAACCTTCCCTGTGCATCAACTGTAAAAGTTGGAATCTCAGTTGAGGAGCCATAACTACCAGCGGTTACGGTTGTATTATCAAGATCAATTGTGACTGTGTTGATCCCAGTATTTGTCGTAACCGTTGAAGATAAGCCAGTTCCACCTGATATGGTTACTGTTTCCTCATCACCAACTTCCTGAGAAGTGCCGGAGTCGGCAGCTAAGGTAAAAGAGTACGTGGCCGTGGTTATTGCGGAATCAACATATGCCGTAGTTGCTACCTTAGTTGAATTATCTCCAGCATCTTGTGTGGCTGCGGTTGCAAGACTTCCGAGAGCAACGGTTCCGGAAAAAGTTTTATTTCCAGAAACAGTTTGCTCAGTTGAAAGAGTTAGAAATGCACCAGACCCACCAATGGCTTCAACCGTAGTTGCAGTTCCACCAGCACCACCTGTGCCCTTACCGTAGTAAAGTATATCTCCAACCTCATTAAAGGCTAGCTCTGCGTTTTGCAGCGAACTGGGCGCACCAAGATCGCCACTAGACCTTCTTTTAATCCTAATAATATTAGACATTTTTAAAAGTTTCCTCCATCAACTAAGTTTTCTTCTGGGTAATTAACCCATTCAGATCCCGTGTATCGCAAAATATCACCGTCTGCAACTGTCGTAATAGTAACGTCATTTAATCCATTTAAAACTGATTGAGATTGAACCGTACCCTCAATAGAAATTATTCTATCCTTCACAGTAAGATGCACCCCTGCCGGATTAACACCTAGGGTAGTTTGTATAGCCTCTATGGCGTCATTGGCATCGGCGTGCTGCTTGTGATGAGGAACAGCTACAGAATCTAACCTGTCAGTAGGCTCCGGATTAGTTAGTATATCTAAAGAGTTAGGATATTGTGTTGACATATGATTTCCTTAAAGGGTGAATATCTTTGAACCTTCATTACTCCAATCTATAGCTATAGATATGGTTGATGTAGTTTCTGGAACCGGAAGACCATCTGCCGTATCTATATATGCTATAAGGTCAGATGTTGAATCTGAACCTGTATCCCTATATAAAATTACATATGAAAATCCAGATGTTCCGTAATTTGACACTGTCTCATTCTCTGCAT